TATCTGATAGAAATAGAAGTGCTAAACCTAGATTCGTATGTGAGATTGCAATACCTAGTTATAATATTAACGAGTGGGAAAATGCAAAGGAGAAAGTAGAAAGTGTTAACTAAATTTTTGGAAATGCTACATTGGAGAAGAGTGATGAATAAACACTCAGAATGGTTTGAAAAGAATGAACCAGCACAAGATAGATTTGAAGAAAATGAAGAATGGTTAGAAGAATTAGAAGAAAGGGTAGACAAGTTAGAGCAAGATTCTCACCCATGTAAAGAACTACATGAGTTTGATGCTTACCCTGACTTGATAAAGAGAATAGAAAATTTGGAGAAAAATATTGGACGAGAGTCAACCGACAAAGCTAGTGGCGAATGACACTAGCGTAGTAAAAATAAAACAAACAGAACAACTCCCGATTACAGTAGACATAAATAAAATATGTTCTGTAAGACGGCATGACAGGTTTAAAGAGAAAAACCTGAATAAAATAGTAGAAGAAGGGTTAGATAAACCAATTGTATTAGTGCCAAACATATATGGACACTATATGCAGATAAAAGACGAAAGAAAAGATTGTATGCAAACATGGTTAAAAAGTTTTCCATTTCTAGCATACGCAGGAAACGAAACAATAACCATCGCAAGAAAGTTAAAATACGATATGATTTCTTGTGTAATAGCAGAGGACATAGAGTGGGCGAGGAGATACAAGGAAGCACTAAACTATTAGTAAGTAAACATTCAGAATCAGATTTTGTTGGTCATGTGCCAACTTTTTTAACAGATGAAGAAATAGAAACCTTGTATGAATTAAATGAGAACAATGAGTGGGCATTTGCTGGAACTAGATTTTCAGGTTTCAACACAAAAATTAGACATTGTAAGAAAAGAAAACAGATAAACTTTCCTTTCTATGATAGATTAAGGGAGTATGTAGACTTATACAATAGTAGAACATACAACTTCCATTTATATGATGAGAGAAAAAATCATGAGATAAACATGGTTAGATATGATGAGAAAGGTATGTTTTTTATGCCTCATCGAGATTATAGACCATGTCTAGCAGATATACATAAAAAGAAAAGTGCTAGAAAAATAAGTATTAGTATTCAATTAAGCGATAGTTCTGAATATGGTGGTGGAGATTTAGAAATAGTAGAAAGTTATACAGTTCCAGATGTTTTTATGGACTCTAACTTCCCACCTGATGTAATGAAAGTAAGAGAAAATTTTAGACATAAATTTAAAACTATGAAACAAAAAGGAAGTTTAACAATATTTACTAGTATTCACGAACATGAAAGCACAGCATTAGAATGGGGCAAACGAGATATAGTAGTAGGATTTCTAAGAGGTCAGTGTCATGCTTATTAAAGTAGATAAATTTATGTATAATCTACGAGATGAAATAAAAGCGCATGGTATATACATGGCAACTAGACACTTTCCATGGGCAGATACTTTTGAGTTCTATCAAAGAGTATCAAATCTAAAAGACTATGAAAGTAGTTTCCCCTACTATCAAGAACATCAAGGTAAAATACACAAACATTTAAATGATATAGCAAAGTCATTGGGTTGGACAGAAAGACTATCAACTTTTGTTTATGTAAAACAAAACAACAAAGGATTTCATTTACCTAGTAGAAATGCTACAATAATATTTTCTTTAGACTCTGATGTAAAATGTCTTACAGCAAAATCAGGTATGACATTATTAAATTGTCTAGCAGTTTATGATTATGATTTATTTGATTTTAGTGGCAGAAAAATTACACCAACTACAATTAAAAAAGGAAGTGGTAAAATAGTAGGAAATACATGGCACCATTGTCTACATTTAGAAGAAGGACAGGAGATATTCTATGCGACCTACAGTTAATTTATTTATAGCCACAGGTGGTAAGTGGGACGAAAAAGCAGCAAAGATATATTTATATACCTTGTATAAAAATACTAAAAGAGATTTAAATATAACTTGGTTAAGTCCTGAAACGATGGGAGATGGTTGGAATAGAAGTTGCTGGGGCACTCCTTTCACTTGTTATAGATATGCCATACCTCATATGATGAACTTCAAAGGTAAAGCACTGTATACAGATACAGATATGATAAACTTTAGAGATATTGGAGCATTATTTGATACTGACTTACAAGGCAAAGCATTTGGAATGGTATGGGACGCTTTACAAGACAATGGTAAGAGAGGGCAAGAGCTAGGATATCCTAGGGGATTCTGGTGTGATAGTGTACTTTTGATAGATTGTGAGAAAGCAAAAGAGTTTGTAGACCCAATAGATAAAATAAAAAGTTGGGATAAAAACTATTCTTACAAGTGGGAAGTCATGAGAAAGTTAGGCAGTCCACATAAAGAAAAGACACATGAACTAGTGCAAGAACTAGACCCAAGATGGAATAGTTTTGATGGAACAGACCCAGCAGCAATAGTAACAGAAGGTAAGACTGACTGGAAAGGTAGAAAACAGTTTGAATTAGAACACATTTGGCAGTTGCATTTAACAGCATTGAGTTATCAGCCTTGGCACCCCAAGTATACACCTCATGCAAAAGCAACACACCCCAGACAAGATTTAATGAAAGAATGGTGGAGGTTAGCAAAAATTGTCAATTCCCTTTGAAGAACTAATAAAGCCAGTTGGCATGGATAACTTTCTTACCAAATACAGGGGCAAGAGACATTTTGTAATAAAATCAGACAAACCTAAATTTAATAAATATTATAGTTGGGAAGAGTTTGATAATTATTTAAATCAAATAAATATAGGTGGTTGGGATAGAACTCCACAGCTACAAGTAGTATTACCAAACGATGGTAAATGGTGTAAAAAGAAATCACCAGAAAAGAAAAGTAGAGAAGAGATATATAAATTATGGAAGAGTGGCAGTAGTTTTATTCTAACAATAAGTGAGTTTTTGAATGAAACATTATGGAAACAATGCCAAGAGTTTGAAAAGTTTTATGGAATAGGACAGGCAAACATCTATTGTAGTAATCAAAAAGATGCAAAATGCTTTCCTATCCATGCTGATAGCACTGATAACTTTTTATTTCATGTATCAGGTAGAATACGATGGTATATGTATAAAGAATTTAGTAAGGACAATCAGCATTTTCGCCCACAAGACGCAACACTAGAAGAAGTGTTTGAGTTAGACGAGGGCGATTTACTATATATTCCGAGAGGAAAATATCATAGAGTAGATACTCTAAGTCCAAGAATATCAATTAGCTTTCACTTCAGGGAACCTCCTGCATACAGTGGAAGAAGAGATTGGTATGACTGGAAGCCGTAGGAGAGAAGTATGGCAAACATGAATAACATGGGTCAGTTCTCAGGCGATATGGACAGAAACGAAGTTGAGATAGACCTTAATAAGTTTATGGCATTATTGCAAGAGAAGTCTGAACTCAAAGATAGGATAAGAGAGTTAGAAGATGTAAACAATGTTAACCCTTATCAGAAGTGGATTTTCTTAGCACAAATGGTTGATAGTTGGAGAATATTCCCAAGATTGTTTTTAAGTGTATATATTTTCTTATTATACTTTGCAACAATGTGGTTTATGGATTTACCCGAGCCATCATTAGAACAATCAGGTTTAATTTCAGTATTAGTCGGAGCGGGAGCAGCCTGGTTTGGTTTATATGCTGGAACACACAAAGCCCCAACAGCTGGTCAAGATGGACAGAAAAAATAGTTCTTGACAACAGATTAAAATTTGTGTATAATATATATTATGGAAAATACAATAGACAAGAAAACTTGCCAAGTGTGGAACTCAGATACAAAGTCCTTTGAGACTTGGTATTGGGACGACTGCGAGATTTGTGGCAAGATGGTAGACCATAAAACAGGAGAGTGCAACGAATATAAGTGCTGGATTAGATGAATTTATTTTATTTAGATGAAGATTTAGACAAGTGTGCAGAATACCATGTGGATAAACACATAGTAAAAATGCCACTCGAAGCAGCACAGCTAATGTGCACTACTGTCTGGGTAGACCATGTTCTAGGGTTTGTTCCCAGAGCTTTGAACAAAGAGGAAAGTAAAATCCTCAACGAAGAAAAAGCGAAGATAAAAGATTTACCCCTCGAGGAAAGACCTTTGTGTCAATATCTGCCGATGATGTATAATCACCCATGCACGATATGGACAAGGTCTTCCCTTGATAATTTTGAGTGGGTACATTGTTATGCCAATGCTTTGAATGACGAATATCATTATCGCTATGGCAAACAACATAAGTCAGTAGTAGAAGTAATAAATAAACTACCCGAACTTAAAAACACACCTCGTCTTGGACAGACTGCATTTGGTATGGCAATGCCAGATGAACTAAAAGACGCAGAAGATGTTATAGGTAGTTACAGACTTTACTATCATACAGACAAGGCGACATTCGCCAAGTGGTCACACAGGGATAAACCCTACTGGTGGGACGAAGGTCTTGCTTGGTACGACCAAAGAATAACAGCAAAATGATTAAAGTAAAAAGAGGAGAGTATACTTTCACATTCAATGATGGTGTTAGTAAAGAAGATAGACTAGCAGCGATTGATAAGTATATGGAAAAACAACACTACTTCAGACAAATTATTATGAGAAAGTCTGATGGTAGTGAAGTGCATTTAGGGAATGGAGTAAGAAAGCATGGCGAAAGACATTAAACTAGAGCAATTACTAGGAATAACCAAAGAGCCTTTGGAGACAATGTCTCATGCAGAAATGCTAAGTAATAATTTGAAGTTGCAACATGAAAAGGTTAGTAAAGAGATACTGTCTCTTGAAAGTCAGTTAGCAGATAAAAAAGAATACCTTGCAAAAATTGAAGGTGGATTAGATGTTATTGAAGAACTTCAAAAATGATTTACATAGTAGATGACTTCTACCCAAACCCTGATGAAGTAAGAGAACAAGCACTTAAACAGTTTTTCTACCCAGGTAGAAAGGGAACTAAGACAATGTTTCCTGGTGATAGAACATTAGGGAGAATAACTCTTGAAAATTTTTTGTATGTAAAAAACCGATTAGAAACTATAATCGGAAAAAGAATGGTACACTTTCCAAGAGATAATAGCAATACTGCATTTACTCTAGGAAAAGAAACCAAAAACTCTTTGTTAAATTGGGTACATCATGATTGTGCTAATTTAACAGAAGCGATAACTAAAGAGTTTGATGGGAAAGCATGGGCTTCAGTATGTTATCTAAGTCCAGATGCTCCTGCAACTCATGGAACGGCATTATTTATGTCGGAAAAGTCAGGAAAAATATATAAGACAGACAACCATTCATATGGTTTATCCTCTTTCAAAAATTTTTGGGAGTATGGAAATGCTCCAGAAGGAGAGGATTTTCAAATGCATAGTTATATTTCTAACATATATAACAGACTAATTATATATCCTGCAGACTATTGGCATGCTCCTTTCAACGCAGGTTGGGGGCATAGTAAAGAAACAGGCAGACTAGTACAAGTTTGCTTTTTTGTAACAGAGAAATGAGAGATAAATTTAACGAAGAAACAGCATTAAATATGTTAAGAAACCATATTATTGGCACATACCATGAGCATTATAGTATGGAAAATATACAATCAACGGAGTTCATATTCGACGCAGGTCATGGGGAAGGGTTTTGCTTAGGAAATATCATAAAGTATGCTCAGCGATATGGCAAGAAGAATGGGAAAGATACCAATGATTTACTTAAAATATTACACTATGCTGTAATGCTATTAGGAAAAGAAATTGAGAATCAAGAAACACGAGAATCTAACCAAAGCGAATATAGCCAAGGTAATTGAGTTATTAGAACAAGATAAACCTATAACTAAAAAGGAAGCTTGTTCCATACTCAACATTACTTATAATACTACTAGACTAGGTAAAATAATAGATGAGCATAAACTAGATATTGAAAGAACTAGTCGTATGAAAGCTAAGTTGCGTGGGAAACCTGCAACTGATGATGATATTCGTTTTGTAGTACAACGATACCTTACTGGAGAAAATGTTTCCAGTATTGCGTCAAGCATGTATCGTTCTCCTGCTTTTGTAAAAAGCATAATTGAGAAGATAGGTGTTCCCATGAAGTTGCCAGAGGGTGACTACGAGGGACGAAGAACAGCAATGCTACCAGACCAGTGTGTAGCAGATGAGTTCAAAGTCGGAGAAGTAGTCTGGGCAATTAGAAAGAACTACCCAGCAAAAATAGTAAGAGAAATAACCCCAGAGCATCAAGCGGCAAATGCTGGTTATGCTTGTCAGGGAGATATTACTAAAGCTGTTAATTATGTCGAAAAGTATGGAGCAAGAATGTATTTAATCTACACTATTGAAACTACAGATTTGACGGACACTTTCTTCCCGCATTTAAGATATGCAGGAAGTTATTGTACGCAACTGGCATATGACTTAGGTAGTTTAAAACATCTTGAAAAATATGGAGTCGATATCTACAACATCTAGTTACATCATAGCCTTTTGGGTTAGTGGTGTTTTTATGTCATATATTTTATTGTGGAGACCTGCAATGAAAGTTATCAGTGTATTAGAGCCTGATAATGCGGCATATAGATATAGATTTTTAGGCTGTATTGTATTCCATTTATTATGTGCAATAGCACTACCTGTGATGATACACATACTATTACTAGATAGTTTTAGAGAAAGGTTTTTGAAGCAATTCATACCAGCATTTTTAGGAAAGACAGATGAATAATTATAGAGAAAGATTAATTAAAGCACTCATAAAATTTTATGAGGGTGGTATTGAAGCCCACGTTATGAACATAGAAGTGCTATTAGGTTCTCATGTAGGACTTGCTGAGCATGGAGATATTATAGAAACACTAGACGCAGAGCTAGAGAAACTATCTTCACTAGAAGATAAATTAGAAGTATTAAAGAAACATTTTACATGAGCATTGTAGACGCATTAAAAGCACAAGTAGCAGAACAAACTTCTTTAATCTATTCATTATACAAAAGAATAAAGGAGTTGCAAGATGAAGTTAATTCTAAAAACAAACAATAAAACAATAGGAGTTGTAAGAAACCCTTTTCACAAAGCAATAGCAGATTACTATGCTAGTCTTGATTATATTGGCTTTGATAAATGGATTCATAAATCAATGCCTGCACAACAAGTTTCTTTATATAAAGATTGTGACTACATCATAAGATATGAAAGCTGGAAGCAAGACTTAGAGGAATTAAAACTACACCCAAAAGATACATCAATTTTAGATGATGTAAAAGAAATAGACGGGTGGAGAAACTGGTACACATTACACACTCGTACTACTATAGGTGTACTGTATAAAGATGATATAACGACCTATGGTTATAGTTACTAAAAAATAGTTCTTGACTCACGGTTAAAAAGTGAGTATAATATATTATATATTTAGGAAATTATCAATGAGTGATAGATTTTATTTACAGATGAGGCAGGCAACGGGTTGGTGCCCTGGTCTACCAGAGTCTTACAAGAAAAGGAGAAAAAGAATGTCTACATGGACAGATGAAACCAAGCAAGAAGCGATTGATATGTATGTATCAGAAGAGCCGACTCCTGAAAATAGTATGGAAATTGTTAAAAGCATTGCCGAGCAGTTAGACCAAAGTCCAAACGGTGTCAGAATGATTTTAACAAAAGCAGGTGTATATGTAAAGAAAAACCCTGCAGTCAAATCCTCAGGTGGAGGAACTGGTGGAGGCAGAGTAAGTGTTGCCGCTGCTCAGGAAGAACTGACTAATGCTATTTCAGACATGGGTCAAGAGCCCGACGCTGCAATAATTGGTAAGCTCACAGGGAAAGCTGCCAAGTATTTTGCTGACTTGTTAAACAAACTTAACGATTAACTACCCCTGAAAAGTGGGGGAGGTAACTCTCCCACGATTTTTTACATCTAAAAGAAAGACCTCAGAAAGTGAACCATTAAGGGACGGTAATAGATATTAACAACCCTAAGGAAACGGAATGAAAAAAGAGGACTTTATAAAAAATGTAGATGATGCAGGTGATGCTATCATCACATATCGAAGTCAAAACAGTCGCAGATTGAAGTACAATGTCTGCACTATGGATTTTGACAATAAATATATACAGTCTAAAAGAAACAGGGCAAAGCCAAATGGTAGTCAAGTATTATTATTTTGCTGGGATACTGATTCATTTAGATTGCTACAACCTAAAAATGTAACTTCTATTGTACCTTTAGCGAGGATTTTGAAAAATGATAGAGTTACATAACGCAGCACCTGTATACGAAAAAGAAATACATCATAACGAAGATAAACATGAAAAAATATTTGTTATGATAAATACTTTTCGTGATACAGAGTATCTTCATATAAGAAAATATTATCAAGATTTTAACGAAGAGTGGAAGCCCACAAGGGACGGGATTGCTATGCCCTTAGACTTTGATAATAGTCGTGGTATATTCGAGGCGATGGTAGAAATATTATCAATCTCAGAAGTTAAAGATGTTTTAGAAACACACTTTAAAGATATACTAGACGAGATTTATTTATAGTCTTGAAAAATAGTTCTTGACTTTACCTTAAAATTCGGATATAATATACAAATGAATGAAAAATTAGAAACATATTTGCGTCACTGCAATCAAGCATACGCACAAGGCAGACCTCTCATACCTGATGAAGTGTATGATAGGCTAGTAGAGAACACATCTCTTGCAGACGAGGTAGGTGTATCATTAGACGAGCAACGATACAAACATCCGTTTCCAATGTATTCGTTGCAAAAGGTCTTTAGTGGAGAGGACGAGGAACCTGCATGGGTATCCTCGCAACCTCACATTATGACACCCAAACTAGATGGTGCCGCTGTTTCTATCACATATATAGACGGGGAACTACAACGCGCTCTTACTCGAGGAGATGGTAAACGAGGTTTAGACATCACCGATAAGATAAGTACACTAGTGCCAAAAGTAATTACTTTTTGTGGTCTTGTACAAGTAACAGGAGAGGTTGTAGCTCCCAAGTCTATTCCTAACGCAAGAAACTATGCTTCAGGTAGTTTAAATCTGAAGGACATAAACGAGTTTAAAACGCGTGAACTTACTTTCGTAGCCTATGATTTTCAACCACACCCTGGCGATAGCTGGTGTTCGGATATGAAATTGTTAGGTGGCTGGGGATTTAATGTTATCACGCTTTCCGATTATGGTCAGTTTCCTCAGGACGGTAAAGTTGTAAGAGCCGACAATAACAGATATTTTGAACAATTAGGTTACACATCACACCACCCTAGAGGAGCCTTTGCCATAAAGACAAGACAGGCAGGAGTCGTTACTGAATTATTAGATGTTGAATGGAATGTCGGTAAATCTGGTGCGGTTTCTCCAGTAGCAATCCTAAAACCTTGTGTGATAGGAGAGGCAACAGTCAGTCGGGCAACCCTACATAATATAGGGTACATCGAGGCTCTTGGACTAGAAATAGGGTGTGATGTAGAAGTAATAAGGAGTGGAGAAATTATTCCAAGAATAGTTAGACGAGTATGAAATTTACAAAAGAAGAAGTACTAAATAGTAAGAGAATATTTAAGAGTGCTACACCTAAGCAAGATTTATCTTGGTATGTTAAGTGGACAGCCTCTACATTATTATTATCTGCTATGGTATTTAGAGCAGAAGGATTATTTCCTCTAGCAGACTTGATACTATCTTTTACAGGTTGTTTAGGTTGGCTATGGGTTGGACTTCTATGGAGAGATAGAGCATTAATTATACTTAACTCAGTAGCAGTAGTAATTCTAGCTTCAGGACTTCTTAGGTATGCCGCTCCACTCTTAGTAGCATGATATTAAGTAAAAGTATAAATGCGATAGTTCCACTTAGTGGTGGATTTGAATCTATGTGTGCGGCATGGTATGCAAAGAAAAATAATTTAAATGCTGTTGCATTTCATGTATTAAATCAAGAAGCCGCACCATACACAGCGCGTCCACAACTTGCGGCAGCGCAAAAACAAGCAGAACATTTTGGTATGCAGTTAATAGTTGATGAATCAACAATACCACAAGTAGTAGGAGTGCATAATCAAAATTACCCAGTATTACAAGCAATGTCGGTACTAGCAATGTTAGTTGCTGGTAATCCACATATACAGTTTAAATATGTTGTTTACGGAGCAAACATGGAAGATTCTTTTAGACAAAGATTACAATTAAGATTTCCAATGAGAGCAGTGATGTCCAGTCAAAGTTCTCAATTAGATATGCATGGAGTAAATCCAGATATCATTGCAAAAGCTCCAAAAAATATTTTTCCTTTTGAGTATCTAACTAAATCAGAAATGATTGCCATGATACATCAATCAGACAAAGAATTATTAGATATGGTCTGGTGTTGCACAGGACAAAGTGGAACAGGTAGATATATAATAAAGGACGATAAACCTTGTGGAAAATGTACAAAATGTCATGAATGGAAGAGTGCTAGAACTGTGGCATGGAAATCAATATTTAAAAGACAGGAAGGGCATATTGACAGGGGTATATAATCAAACTTATTTTAATAACCACCCTCATGAAAAAGAAAGAGAGGGTGTCTTGTATGGCATTGTATTAGTGAATCAAAAAACATGGGAACGAGAAACAATTAAGGTAGGAATCGCTAGTGGTAAAGATTGGCGTCATGTTATAAAAAGAAGTCGTGGTTTTACGAATTACGATTTGAGAATACAAAGAACATGGAGTGGTACAATCTATGACTGCTGGAGATGGGAACAGAAACTTCATAAGAAGTATCAGATGGACAGACATAAGACAGCACATAAGTTTGGAGGACATACTGAGTGCTTTGTAATGACAAGTAAAATATTGGAGGATTTTCCGAAGAAGAATGAAATATTTAGGGATTAGCGAGGGATTCCACGATGCTGCATGGGCAGTAGTTGAAGATGGTGAGTTAAAATTTGCAACTCACAGTGAAAGGTATACTCGTATAAAAGGGGATAAAAGATTACCAATCGGATTCGATATAGGCGAAGACGAATATTCTATATATTATGAAGATATAGAACTTAAAAATAGAAGGAGAGCAGAATATGGACTTTCGAACAAGATTGCAGCTTTTGAGACAGATACCTATGTGGGACATCACGAGGCTCACATGGCTGCTGCTTATTATACTGCTCCTTTCAAACCTGATGTAACTGTAGTAATAGACGCTATTGGTGAATATGATACAGCAAGTATATGGGTTGAAGGACAAAAAGTTTGGAGCAAGCAATATCCATGGTCACTAGGATTATTTTTTAGTGCAATAACTAAGCGTATAGGACTAAAACCTAACGAAGATGAATATATAACAATGGGTATGGCAGCGTTTGGAGAGCCTTGCGTAGATATGAGTACAGTAATGGAAGAATATTTACATACAGGTATCCCACTAAAGAAATGGTTTTGGAATAGACCAGAGGATATTGCCTGTTCAGCACAAGCACAGTTCGAATATGAAGTATTAAAAATATTTCAAGAAGCAAAGAAGTATGGAAATAAAATTGCTTATGGAGGTGGTTGCGCACTAAACTGCGTTGCTAATTCAAAGATACTAGACACACTAGATAAGTTATGGATATTTCCTAGTCCAGGAGATGCAGGGTCAGCTCTTGGAGCCATACTTGCTCACACAAAAGAAAGGTTACACTATCCTCATACATTTTGGGGATATAATATAGAGGGAGAACTAAACCCTAATGAAGTAGTAAAAGAATTACTATATAACAAAGTAGTAGGAGTAGCGAATGGAAAGGCAGAATATGGACCTCGCGCGCTCGGTAATCGTTCTTTGCTTGCTGACCCTCGTCACAACATCAAAAATAAAGTCAACGGTATCAAGCGACGACAAAAGTTTCGTCCTTTTGCCCCAGCGATACTCGAAGAGTCTTATGACGACTATTTCGTAGGTCATGCTAATGAATTTATGCAGTTTGTGTGCGAGGCAAAACATGACTATGATAGTGTGAAACACATAGATGGAACAAGTAGAGTACAGATTGTAAAAGATGATGGAAGCAACTTAAGAAAGATTTTAGAGTGCTGGTACGAGGTTACAGGTTGTCCTATGTTATTAAATACAAGTCTTAATATAAAAGGACAACCTATTGTAAACACAGAGCACGATGCACAAGAGTTTGAAAAGAAGTATAAAGTAAAAGTATTATGATAGTAACAGATGAAAAAATATTACGACAAATGTCAAAAGAGTGGCATAACGATAGTATTCATGCACAAGAAGAATTAAAAGATGTAGTGTATCAAATGGACGAAATGATGCAGAAGTATAAAGGTATAGGTATATCTGCGATACAGATAGGTATACCTTGGAGAGTATTTCTAGCAGGTGACCCTGCAGAGTTATTTATCAATCCAAGAATACTAGAGAGAAGTTCTATTACTAAACAAGATTGGGAGGGCTGTTTAAGTTGTCCTGACTTACAAGTAAGAGTAAGAAGGTCACATAGTGTTGTAATGGAATATAATACATTTAATGATAGTGGAGAATACATAACAGTTAAAAGAAAATTCAAAGGATTTGACGCTAGAGTTGTTCAGCATGAGTTTGACCATTTAAACGGAATATTAATTACTGATAAAGGCAAAATAGTAAGAGCATGATTTATTGGAATGGTTGTAGTTTTGTTGTAGGGTCTGAAGTAAAAGAAAGACCTAGAGATACTTTTGCAGGTCTTGTAGGTAAACATTTTATGACACCTTGGTGGCAGAACGCAAAAGTAGGAGGCAGCAATGATAGGATATGGCGAACTACTATGGACGACATGATAAGACAACCTGCCGATTTAGTTATAATAGTTTGGTCTGGATTAAATAGATTTGAGTATTTAAATGAAAAGAATAATACTTGGAGAAGTGCAGTCTGGGTTAGACATAGAATGAATAAAGCCACTTTAAAAATTACAGATGATAGTGAAGTGCATTTCCACCCAGATATGAGTTTAGAACAATGGAAAGGATTACAAGGTTATGCTTCTAAAATTAGAAATGCAAGATACAATCTAATAACAAGTTTAAATTACATGATAAGTATAAAGTACTTTTTAGAACAAAAAGGAATACCTTACTTATTCTACAATATGTCCGATGGACAGATACACCCTTCAAAAAGAATATTAAATGAAGATAGAAAAGAGGGAGCAAATACAGTCTGGGAAGTAAAGCATATAAAGGAAAAAGAGTATTACAATGAACTTCCTCATTTAAAAGAAGAAGCATTTTATGATATGTGCAAAAGAGCAAAGGTGCCATTCGGAGCAGGAGACCACCCACTAGAGGAAGGTCATAGACTGATGGCAAAAAGAATAATACAGGATATATACAAGTATGGATATGATAAAATCATTAATAAATAAAATTAAAGCTTTGTGGTTTCATATAAGACATCGTTGGTCTTATGAAGAAGATACCCACATCTACGAGGAGGACTAAATTTTAGTCTCAACTTTTGGTAGCAATTTCAAAAATAGTTCTTGACACAAGCCCAAAAATTATATATAATATATTATATATTTGAGAG